TAGAGGCTCAATATAAGAAATAGGTACGATAGCACCGTAATAGGAATTACCAACGCTACCTACAGTCTCGCACTCTAGCTTATACTCTCCTGGAGTATCCATAGGCCCTATAACTGTGTAAATAAGCCCCTCCGTTGAGTCTACGGCAGAAAAACGCGTGCCGTTAGGTATGTTTGTAGCAGGCCCTTTTTCTGTTGCTAATCTACCCTTTTTAACCGCTTTTGTCGCGGGATAGCGGGTAATAGCTTTCTCTGCGACGAGCATATCAACATATTCTCCGTATGTTGTCTCAATAAAAGATATATCTTCTATCTGCGCCGCCTGCATAGCAAGGAAAAGGATAGGCACGGCAACAGAGGCGATAGTGTCATATACGACGGATCCCGTTCGCCTATCAAATTCAGCAGGTACTTTCTCAAGCCCCATGTCTATAACTTCTTGTAGGGTAAGGCCCTTTAAGCTCATTTTATCCTCGCCTCCTCACTAAAATTTAAGTCCCCAAAAATTGTAGAGACTGTAAAACTAAAACTAAGGGTATCCCCCTTAGGCTCGTCTATAGCAAAGTCTTTTACTTCAATGATACGCTCGTCTTGTAATAGCGCGTCTGTAAGAGTCCTTTCTATGTCCGATTTTATGAAGCTATAAGACTTGCCGATAAATCGCTCTAGCTCCGTTCCATAGTTAATACCGTCCTCAGTACCATATATAGAAAAGCTAGCACGCTCTGTAGCGAGTATCTTATAAACTGCTTGTCTAATAGCCTCTATGCCGTCTATAAATCCTGTAATGCGTTTCGTGTTTAAATCTAAACGATATGTCTTAGAAGACATAAGCTCGTTTTCATAGTCGCTTATGACTTCTGCTACTAAAGGGCCTGGCATGACGCTTTGATTTCTAGCTTGTCTCTGTAAAGGACTAGGTACTCTTGGCCCTCTTTAATTCTCAACATGACAAGCTTATCCCCTTTCGTTAGATTGTCCCACAGAGTAACATTTACCTTGTGCCCTCCTGCATTTTCGATAGAGGCCGACGGCGTAATGGTAAAGCCTCCTGCTTTCGATGTTGTTTTTGAGTCTACGCTATGGCTATGATCCTGCTTAGATATTGTATCTACACTCGCAGAGTGCGTATGCCCTTTAATCGTAACCTCAAAACCAGCCCTATAACAAAACGGAGAAAGCACTAAAAACTCCTCCGTTAATTCAAGTCTGTTGTCTACAAGAACAGTTAAAGGGCTTGTATTTTGCACAACTCCGTAGACTATATCTGTGTTTTTTGAGGGGTTATGCGTCTTTTTAGCCGCTTGCCTCATACATTTTACGAGTCTGTCTCCTCTAGGCATTATATAAGCACCTCCAGCTCCATTAAGTGCACGCCGTTAGTGATCTTATGCGTACAGCTGCTGCATATTACATACTGATTATAGGGGGCTACTGTTTTTAGCCCCTCAATCAAAAGAACGAAGCTACGCCCCGCTTTTATCCTAAAATCGCCTAAACAAGTACCTATCTTAAAGGTCTTCTTAGGTTTGTTATAGTATTCTAGCAAGGTGGCTGCTCTTTGTTTAATCTGTGCGTCGTTCATGCTATCCTGTACCGTCTCGAAAAACTGTAGCGTACCCCAGTCGTTAATTGTTGTAGAGTCTTTTTGTATATAGATTTCGCGTTTTTTTGTTTCCTTGTTCTCTCTTACGAGCTTAACCTGGTTATATGTCTCATCGTCTATGCTTTCACTATATGAATACTTAGACACTAGCGAGGCGTCCCCAAGCGCAAGGTTAGTGCGTTCGTCGTATAAATCCAAAAACTCCACAGTGCCCCAATTATCGCGTATAAAGTACCATAGGTTAGTATCTATAAGCGTCTTATCAAGTGCATAGGCGATCATGTCAGCATAAGCCTTATTGTCGTTTATGCGCTTTGCTAAGATATGGGGACTTTTAGCAACGATTTTATATTTAATGCCGTATGCGTCGCATATCTGCTTAAATATATCGCTCGCCGTAGCGTTCTTCGTAACTAGCGTATCTTTGCACGATAGGTATCTAATTTGGTCGTATGCCGTAATCGTACAATTTCTATCTTGATCTACATCATACTTAAATACATAGCCGAAGAAGAGCTTTTCATCATCTACCTTAATAGTAATCAACGCCCCAAGAGCTACCCACTCCAAAGAGTCGAGAGGCTTAAGAGAAAGCTCTAATTTGCCTGGCTTTAATTCTAAATATGTCGTAACAGAGATAGAGTTTACGACCTGCGTTATGTTTAATGCTATAGGCTTTTTGTTTTTTGTTTTCGAGTGTTGGATAATAACCTCAATATTTTCTAAATTGCTCATTAGACCACCTCAACCGCTGAGGCAAGCACCCAACCTTGCCACCCTCCGCTCATTGTCGTAACGTGGTAAGGGTGTGAGCCCCTCTTATTGATAAAGTTAATCTTTCCCTTGAAGTTACGTCTCCATTGACCTGGTCCTTTTCCGTAGGAGTCTCTATGGAGCTGTCCGTTTACAATAACGGTACAGCCCTCATAGACGCTCTTTTTATTAGGTGCGCTAGGTGCTGGCTTTTTAACGCTAACACCCGTGTTTACGTTTTTCGTCTTAGGTCGATTAGGGCCATAATCGGTAACTTTTACCTCTTTGACGCCATAGGGTTTATACTCCTTGACGCCTAAAGTATAGTAAACTTCGCCTAAAGGCCCCGCTCTCCAGCCGTAGTCAAAGGTTTCTATGCTCGCAAGCATATTGATTTTTGTATCCGAAACAATAAAACGACATGATTTTTTATCACGTCGTATCTTTTCCAAAAAGTCTATATAAAAATTAGGAGGTCTAAAGTCTCCTTTAGTCAAGACGTAGCCAGCGTCTTTGTTAGGAGGAAAAAAGCTGTCAAATTGCAAAGTCGCTAGCTTTGCATTTTTTAGCATGTTGATTTCTCCTAGCGATACTATCTCCATTGTCTCGTTTCCCGTGTCCTTTGTGAGCCTAAGCTCCTCCGGATTGACAGGAAACGCCACAACCTGGCTATCGTATTCTACGAAAATCTCAATCATTCAATCCCCTCCTCTTCTAGTATTACCTCAGCTAAGGCCTGCTCTGCCATGTCTTCGATGGCGTCCATAATTTTATCGACGTCTGCGTTTTCGTGAACGTCTCCAAAAGTTACCTGCATATTAGGCTGTAAGGTTGTAAACTTATTGACAAATTTAGTGCTTGCAATGTCTTTTAGCATTTTAATGTCTTCGTCGCTAAGTTCTACCTCTCCGCCGATTTTATCTAGCTTTCCGCCCTTTACATTAGGGGCGCCTGCAGCACTTGCCATGTCCTCCATGCCATTAGCTAAATCTCCAGCTAGATTATCGATCCCTAGGTTGCTTCCTAAGTTGCCTACCCAGCTCTCTATGCCTTGCCCTACACTGTAACCAGCGTCCCACGCTTCGCCATATTCAAAACGTCCTAAGTGCATACTTTTTGAGTCCATCTTTTCCATGACCTCATCAGCCTTGCCGAAAGTATCATCTACCCAGCCTTTAAGGTTATTCCTCCAGCCGGATACTGCGCCCGATAAATCAGACCCGAAAATCGTATCTATGGCACTTGCCAAAGACTCCAGCAACCCTAGTACCGTGTCTACTAAGTCAAAAAACAAGCGCGCGATAGATCCTATAGGATCAGTGAAGACGTTTCCTAAAAAATTAGCGAAAGACGCTATAAAGTTCCATAGTACAACAAATATGTCGATTAAAAAATTGATAAGCGCCACAAACAAATTACCTATAAAAGCTCCCGCTGAGAATAGCGCGCCCACTATAACACCGGTAGCGCTAATCGAAGTACCGGCAAAGTGGTTCATCGCCCCTATAGCTGCGTAAATCGCCGCTACAATAGCAATAAAGGCAATCAATATCCATACAACCGGACACGCATATAGCGCGGCGTTTAGCCCCCACTGCGCGGCCGTTTCTGCCATTGTTGCCCCCGTTAATAAGGAATAGATAGGCACGGCCGCCATTTTAACAGCGGTCAGAGCCATTTGCGCACCGCTTAAAGCTAAAGTACCTACTCTAGCTAACAGCGCCTTGCCGTAGTAGACTCCTAAAGCGGCGGCTACTCCTAAAACAATAGGCCCTATCCAATCCATATTACTGCGTAAGAAACCGAGGACAGCGCTTAGTCCTTTGATACCGGCTATCGCTACATAAGCGGCGGCAGTAAGCGTACCGCCGATAGCGTCTGCGATAACCTGTAAATCCCCGGAGTTAATCATGCCCGAAAAGGCGTTAGATACCGCTTGAAATTTAGCAGCCGCCTCATTTTGGATCATATTCATTGCCTGCCCGAAAGTCATAGGCATTTCGTTAAATTGTCTATTGACGTCGTCTGCACAATTTGCCATAGCATTTTTAATTACTTCCGCCGTAATTGCACCCTCGGACGATAACTCTTTTAGTTTAGCCCTCGATACGCCCATAGACTCAGCAATCGCATTAGCTAGCATAGGTGCGTTTTCGATAATTGATCTATACTCGTCGCCCTGCAATCTTCCCGAAGCCATAGCCTGGTTAAGCTGATACATGGCAGCACTTGCCTCTTGCGAACTAGCACCCGAAACGACAAACATTTTGTTAAGTTGTTCCGCAAAGGCTATCGCTTCATCATTCGACTTAAAAGCGTCGCTTGCTAAGAGGTTAAGTTTAGCTACAGAGTCTGCCATGTCTTGGTAGCTTCCTCGCGATCTATTGGCCGCCGCCATAATTTTACTCTGTAGTTGTTCTGTTGTCTGTGATCCGTCGTTTATATTGTTTAACCTCGCTTGTATTTGACTAAGATTATCCATATATGCAGCGGATCCTGATACGGCGTCCCACGCTTGACGCGCTAAACTAATAGCGGCAGTGAGGTTAAGTAATCGCATAGACCCTCCGGCATTTCCTGCCGAGCGCCCTACGTCCTCTAAGTTATCCTCTAACTCGTCTGCTTCTTGATTGACACGTCTAAGCTGTTCTTCCATTTGTTGCCCAAAGTTATTAGAGCCTAGCTGTATAGCCTTGTAGTCTATACCGGCTAATGCCTTAGTTATTTTAAGGCTTTCTACGTCTACTTTAGCTGCGTTTTGTTTAGCCTTTGCCATTGCCTCACTTATTGCTCTTCCCGCAGCACTTCCCTGGGCCTCTATTGCGGTAAATGTACCAGCAAGATTTGGCGCACGTATTCCGTTAATCGAGCTCTCTATCCTCTTTGTGGCCACCAGCGCTTCCTCTGCCTCTCTTGTAAGAGGGGCGAAGATACCTTGCGGAGTATTAGGTTTTACAAAAAGACTAGCGGGGGGTGTACCCTCTACCTGCGCGGTCGGTATGCTCGACTTTAGGCTACTGTTACCCATAGCGTTAAGACGTGCATTGTCTACCGCAACGCTTATCTTTTTATTGTTAAGCGTGTCTATATCTCTTTGCATTTTGAGTATCTCGTTACGTGTTGCGTTAATAGCCGACTGAGCCTGCTTTATGCCTTGAGGGTTAGACATCATCGTACCCGACATTTTATCTAAGCCGCCCATCACATTAAGCGTCTGCTCCATGGCATTAAGCATTTTGTTAAATACGGGCGTCATACGATCCTGCATAGATATTGCATTTCGTATAGTTGCCATATTTCAAATCTCCTAACTGCTCTTTTTTCTAGCCTTTTTTTCTTCTTTTGCTAGTTCTTCGATAAAAGCAATAACCGTTATTTTTTCTCGAAGAGGAAGACCCATATACTTACTTGGCGCCCAGTTAAAACGCTGTAGACACACGTAAGCATACCACGTATCCGGGTCTTTCTCTTTTAATAGTTTTTTACTTCATCTTTTAACTCTTCTGTATCCTTATCGAAGCCGCTAAGCTCTTGGATATAAGCTGCTAGGTTTACAATTTCTCCAGGTAATAGCACCTTGCGCACTGCGTCTTCTGGAGTCAATACGCCGGCCTTTTTAACAAACTCGGCACTCTTGAAATTAGGCTCGATACAGCACTCTAAGATAAGGCCTGTGTTAAATCCTGCGCCGTCAAATTTCAAGCGGCCTTTTTTATACATTTTCGTGTACTTATCTTGTAAGGTCTTGTATGTTTCATTATCCATAGCCTTAATCTTAAATAGATAAGGGATACGATCCGATACCTTAACAGTATCCTCTAACATAGGTAGATTGCCCAGCAAAAAGTCTTCTAAAGACCCTGCTTTAACTTCTTCTACTTCTTCTACTTCTTCTACTTCTTTTACATTTTCTTTTGACATTTTTCTTTATCCTCCTAGATTGAAATAAAAGAGCCAGCAGTGCCAGCTCTTAGAAATAAGACGGTTTCTTAAACTCGTCTAATACGTCCATATCCATAAATGTAAAGTTAAACTCTTCTTCTAGGGCAGCAGAGTCCGTATCAAATTTCGCAACAAGGATCTTATCCATGTTACAAGATCTTAATACGACTGTCTGCTTTCCTACTGCGCTTGCTTTATCCTCATTAGTGATAATCATATCAAATTCAAAGTCTTTGCCCTCCTTAGCCAAGCGTTGCGCTAATTTAACAAAGGTAGACGTCATGTGATACATAGTACAGCTTCCCGTACCTTTAATAGATTTTAATTTGCTATGCTCCCAATGAGTACCTGCAACGGGTAAAGACTCCTTATTTTTCTCGAGGAAAGCCTCTACGTCTTTTACCTGGAAAAGCGTTTCTAAGTTCCCCTCGATTTCCATTTGTACGAGTCCTTGCCCGCCATTTACGGTATCTTTGATATTTAAGATTGTATTTTTCATACCTTATACCTCCTAGTTTACAGTTACAGTCATGTATAGTTTTTCCATACTGTCTAAAGGCTGTACAGATACATTGACTACAACCGAGTCAATGCTTTCTCCGTCTAATACTTCTACGTCCTTAGCGGTAAAGTTTTGGATTGCCTCCATGTTCTGCAACTCAGTAAAATACTTGATAACCGCAGCCTTAAGAGCATTTTTACCCGCTTCGTTGCGAGTAACCTTGCCAATAAAGCTATTTTCAAAAGTGGATCTAATAGACATGGCGATGTCGTCTAGCGTTCTAACTACACGATTTTTCTTAAATGAGTCGTTTTTATCCGCTCCTAAATTTACCAAAGTGTTAATGTCGGACTCTACGACAACCGCCCCGTCTTGTCTGTATGACAAGATAAAGCAACCAGATAAGATACCTGCCTCGATGTCTTCGTCTTCTTTAGGGTTGATGATTTCTAAAGCCCCAGAAATAACACGATAAGTATTTGATTGATTGATTGCAGTACCAGCCGTCATACCTGCCACAGTACCTACAAAGGCGTCTACTTCTACGTTTTCTGTTTCTGTGCGGTACCCTTGATCTACAGAAATAACACCCTCATTGTCAGCGCTAGGGTAGTTATTTACTACGGCTTGAACCTTTTTACCGCCGTCTCTTAAGGATTTGATATAAGGGCCTACCGTAGCATTAAACGACTCACCATCTACGCCATGCAAAGGCAAGCCTACTACGTTCCAATTTTTAGCCTTGATAGCGGCTAAAAATTTAGATAAGGACTCTGCGGTAATGGCTTGATCTGTTCCACCGCTTAACTTCGTTCCCGCGTTTACGGCCGGTACACCTGTGCCCTCAAACACAACAAAATCATTACTTTCTAAATCTTCAATTTTTTTAACTCTTTGGCGGTCTTTAGCAATAGCCCCTAACATGGTTACAACCTCGTATAACCCGCTTACAGTCGTCTCATTTACAGCAATAGTAATTGAGTTACCCTTAGTGCCTGCATATTTAGCCGTGATAGTCATAGTATTATCGCTTTCGCCAATAGTTCCTTTAGCCTCTGTGCCTCCTGCGGTTAGCGAGTATACAAGAGCCTTACTAGCATACTTCATCGCTTCAATAAGTGGTTGCACCGCTGGATCGTCAATCGTACACCCTAGCTTATTTGTAAAAGTACCATCCGCGATTTCTGCGGCGCTAACTTCTACGACTGTGTCTTCTGGACCCCAACCTAAAGCTAAAGGTAACGCTACGATACCACGCTCAGCATTTGATACGTTCGCTTTACGTACCGCCTTAAAGTTGATGTATGCACCTGGGCGGATCTTTGTCTGCCCGTTCCATACGCCTGCATTAGCCATATTTTCTAACCTCCTCATTTTCTTCTAAATGTTGCATATACGGATCTTGCTTAGGTACTATTCTTTTCTTAACCATGTACTTTCCGGTTATGATAAGTACCCCGTCCGATATTTCGTAGTCTAAATTTTCTGCACGTGCGCTTATCTCATCGCTACTAATACAGAAAAGGAGATCGACTACTTGACCTCCGATAAGTTCTAAATGAGTCTCTAGCTCATGGTCCGGTATAGTATTTCCCGGTCTGTAGCGCACTTCGACTAGGTAGTCTTGGCTATAGAAGTCCATACCCGCGCTCTCTTGCGCTACATCAATATATCTAACAAAAAAAGCAGGTAGCGTAGGCTTTTCCTGCTTTTTGACGTAGATCTTACAGTTTTCATATTCATTTTTAAGCGCCCTAGTAATACACGCTTTTAGGCTTGTGTTGTTCATGTTAAAGCACCTCATGCTTGGCTAGTAGCTTCTTAAATTCAAGAGTAAAACGTCTAGGCAGTCGTCTTTCTAATTCTTCCATGCTAATAGTCGCCATATAATACCCCTCGACCCAGCCCTCACGATTTCTAGTCGTATGGCCTAACTCAACATAACTAGCGTAGTCTGCGTCGTTGATAAGTGCAAAACCAATATTGCCGGTAGAGGGCAGCCTATAGACGTTGGTTATGCGCCAACGCTCCTTTAAGTACCCCGTATCTACAGGCGTGCGGTCCTTTGTACGCCCTAGCGTCCATTGAGCATTTTCTAACAAGAAGTCGATAAGCCACTCATCTAGCTCCTCAGCTACGGCCTTGTAGCCTTTATAGAGCTTTTCAAGTTCTTTGTAGTTAAAGGCCATTGACTTTTACTCTTTTCTCTAGGAGCCTAAACTCTTGCGCTAGATCGTAAACCATAGGATCGCCTGCGTTACCCTTATAGCTCTGCACTTTTACGCCGTTGATATACCTATCCGCGATAATCTCATCGCCTTTATACACTCTAATATCCGGAGAAAGAAATATCTTAACAGTTGCGACGGTTTCGTCCACGTCCCAATTTACTAAGTCTTTCTCGTCCTGTTTAAGAGCCGAAATACGGCACGGTATATCTTTTAGCTGCATGGAGGGATCTACAATCGTATCAGTCGTACCGTCTTCCCTATCAACCTCTACGTGCCTTACTATCGTCATTTTGTCCGAGTACATATACGTTATGTAATTTGCAAAACTCATATACTACCTCCAGTAAATGCCACGGTAAGGCACTAGGTCGTTAGAATATTTAAGCATGATTTCTTTCATAGAGCTAAAAGGTACGACTTCCTTTTTTGCCTCAAATTCGATTGTTGTATCCCCCTGCTTTAACGACTTGACACGCTTAGAAAATTCGTCTTTCACGCTTTCTTCTTCGCCCCCATTACTTCCGATAGGGTCGTAATGTTCCATGTCGTAAATATCGCTTGCCATATCCGCTAAGATATACTTAAGTTCCACAGGGATAAGATATAGACGGCAAAATCTACTAATTTGGATAGCGGCCCTTTCGATTGAGTCTTTTAGCTCTTCCGGCTTAAGACCTTTCTTATCCGGCTTTTTGTTTATAAGCTCTACTACCTGCCTTAGCAGCTCATCACTCAGCATTTTCTTTCTCCAATGCCTCTACGACTTTCGCCTGTAATTCTTCACGCTTGATATTTGCATATTTTGGGATACCTAGCTCTTTTGCTTTTTCTTTAAGTGCTTCATAGGACAACATACCGACACGAGCAACAAGAGGCATATTTTCGTTAGGATCAATATCCCCCTCTTCGTCGCCGTAGTCGTCTTCTTCCTCGATGTCTTCTAGCTTGTTATCCTCATTTTCTCCTACCTGGGCTTTGTTTTCTTCTTCCTCTGCGCGTTTTTCGTCTTCCATAGGTAAAAACCCTTGTTCTTGATAAATCGCTTCATACGCTAAATTAGAGGCGAAGATAACGCGCCCATCTTTTACATATCTAGGCATGATGTTTCCTCCTTACGCTTTTACTTTGATAATTGCTTTACCTGCTGCAACCGCTTTGCCTGTTGTATCTAATTCGACTACGATAATATTTTCGTTATCTTCTGCCGCGATTTCTACCTTACCGTCCCAAGACTTGTAGCCGTTTTCTTCGGCCGTAATTTCTTCTTGATACTTAGGCATTGTCAAAGAGTCGGCAATCTTATACACATAAGTATTGCTTTCGTTCGCTTTCTCAGTACCCACAATAACAATTGTGTTGCCTAATACAGTTAAGCTAGGATATGAAGCAATCGCAAGGTCTTTTAATTGACCTGGAGTAGTTCCTTTAGTTGCCAATACAGCAAAGGCCTTTTCACTTACAGGCAAGAAAGCGATACGAGCTGTTACTTTTAACGCAATCATATCTTGCTCTGCTAATGATAAAGGCTTACCATCAGTCCATAGCGTATCCTGCAAGGTAGCTTCTCTCAATGTTTCATACTCTAAGCCTTGGTAGATACCGATTAAAGACTTGCTCCAATCTCCCGCGAAAAGCTGCGCTTTTTCACGATCAAAACTTGCCTTACCTTTTGCGAAAGTAATAGGCTGATTGTAAAGCTCGTTAGTATTTACGCCATTTACGTATAATTGGTTGCCGTCTCCGTCTCTTAATTTACGCAAACGATTTTTAATACCGGTATGACCGATAAAACCATTTACCTCGAAGCCCTCTTCTTCTACTAAGGCCATAGTGTCGGATACGTCTAGGTCTAGGCTAGCATTAGTACCGTCCACAATAAACATGCCATTTTTTACGGCATTATCAAACAAGTTAAACTTAAAAGGCGAGTCAATACCAAACATACTCGCCATATCAATTTTTTGATAGATAGCGTCGGCTGTTGGTTTTTTCATTTCCTCAAAAATGTTAATGACAGTGTCGTTAAGCTTTTCTTTGGTTGTTGGGATAATTACCCCGATTTTGTGGGCTTCCATCTTAACATTCAAGAAGCTAGCTACTGCTGTCTTGATACGTTTACCCTCTCCTACCCAATAAGCACTAGGCGTATTAGCCCAGAAAGTAAACTCTTTCGTAGGAGCTGTCATAGGTTCTAAGGTTGATTGTGGGATCAATGCGGATCCTTTAGCGACTAAGCCCATAATGCCAGTCGCTTTATCAGTTGGCACGAAGCCTTGTAACTGATCTTTTAATGCTACATTTTGTGGCATAGTAATTTTCTCCTTTCGTTATTTATGCACTGAATAAGCAGACATAGCGCTAATGATGTCGGCTGGTGTCTCTTCCCCTGTTTTAGTTCCAGCAGGAGTATAGACGTATTCTCCACCATTTCCGCCTTTATTGTCCGGATCGCTATCCTTTTCCTTAAATTGATTAGCATAATTCTTTTTAAGGTCCTTGATAGAGTCTGCATGTCCGGAGATCTTGCCGTCCTTAAGTTCTACCTTTTCCAAGTCGATACTATTTACTAATAGATCTGGATTGATAGCGCCCTCTTTTTCTAAGGCGGCGATAACCTGCATACGTTTTTCGATAGTAGTAACGTCTCGGTCGTATTTTGCTTGTAAGTCGGCCATACCGTCCTTATACTTCTTAACTTCCGCTTGCAAGTCCTCATTAGAGCCGTTGTCTTTCTTCAACGTCTCAATGGTGCTATTAGCCGTCTTTAACTGTTCGTCTAATAGCTCTTTTTGTCCTTTGAGCTTTTGATAGCGTTCGTCGATTTTTTCCTGGCTGCTTAAGTAGATCTTAGCGCCTGCTAAACCCTTTGCGATAGCTTCGACTTTTTCATCGTCCAGCCCTTGGGATTTCAAAAAACTCTTAAATTGCTCAAGTAAATTCATTTTGTCATATCCTCCTTTTACGCTTTTTACGAGGTAGCGTCTCTAAAATTTGGCTAGATTGTTTCTTTTATGTCTTGCCAATCTAAAAAGACGTATATAAAAAGCACGCCGAGCATAGCGTGCTAATTATCTTCTAAAAATATTGATGATTTCTATTACTGTAATGATTGCTGCTAAAACAAGCCCGATAACTAGGCATATTGTTTTTAACGTGAAATATGTCTCGGTCATATCTATTTCTCCTAATGAAAAAGACGCCCGTTATGAGCGTCTTGTTATTTTTAGCTACGAGCGCTTAAACTTGGCTATTTCCTCGTCAGTAAGAGCTCTTTTAATGTTGTTTTCTTTCATGTATTTACGAACAGCTAGCATATCTAAATCGACATACGCGTTAGGATCCGTATAAACGCCGTCTGCCACATCGTCAAGAATTGATATTTTTTTCATTTCTTCATTAGTCATACTAACCCTCCTACCCATAATATTTTTTAATTAAATCGTTAAATGCTTTGCCGTCTATGACCATACGCTGGCTAGTTATTCTAGTAGCCCCTAATTCTTTCTCATAGTGAGAGATTAACTTAGTTTTAGCGTCAAAGTAAATATAATCATAGCCTTTATCTTTTGCTTGTTTACAGGCCTCAGCGAAAAGGTGCCCTCCAACGCCGCTATAGCGCTTATTAGCGCCTCTGTTTATAGGGTTTGACTCTACAAGGCTAACATACATAGTGTGCTCTGCCGGTAAGTCCTTTATTGCGGCGAGTCCCTGTAGTGTTTTATCTCCCTTTACATAAACGCCTCTAAGCATATCGTCTTTATCTACCTTAGACCAATCAAACGCCCAATCTTTCGTTAAGCCCTTTATGCTTTTTCTTGGTAAAGTCTTTACCTCTGTATCGACTAAATTACCCGTCTTAGTATCTTTCAAGCAATCAGTAAGCTCATCTATTTCTAAATCTATTTTACCACCTTTAGCGTCCTTATTCAAGCGTTCCCTGTGGATCTTGTCTATCTCTGGCTGTACGTATTTTTCGTACCATTCGTCGTATGGTAGGTCGTATTGGCTTTCGTCCTCATCGTCATAACGAGTCTTAGCACGTGTCGTACAACGGCAAATAGGGTGCATAGGCGGGTAGTTTACGCTTGTTTTAGCCTCTTCTACCGCAAAATCCTTACCCTCTAACTCTTGGCAAGTATCACACACTTTATAGTCCTTAGAAGTCATAAAGACGTAGCGCTTTGTATTAAACTCGGTATAGGAGTTAAGCTGCGCCTGCTCTATGAGGTTTGCTGCCTCGGTTCTTATCAAAGCCTCAGCACTCCAAGCGATACCGCCTTTACGCACTGAGCCGTCTTTGTTTCGTCTTTCTTTTCCAAAGCCTGCCTCTCTAAACTCCCTAGCGATAACGTCTGGGTGCTTCCCTTGGATAAGTCCTCTTGTTAGCACTTCTTCTAACTTTTGCTCAAAGTTGGTACTTAAATCCCATACTTTCTTAGAGTAGTTTTTACCGCTCCACGGGGTCTCCATAATCTCGCGTACCACTCTAGTATTAAAAGCCGGTACAACTTGTGCGGTCGTAGGCTCTTGGCTTCCTAGTATGTCGTACGCGTTACGTAGATAACCCTCTGTATATAATTGGCCTATCTGCTCTCTAGTTCCTGTATTAAGCATTTCCTCTAAGTCCGAGGCATGCTGCTTGATGTTCGCTATAAACATTTCTATACGCTGCACTCGTGCACGCACAGATAAAGAGTGCAATTCCTTTTTGTGCTTCTTTACGTATTCCTTGTCTTTGTATTTCTCTAGGTAATACTGCAAGTCTTTTTGAAATTCTTTGCGCTCGTCATTTGTTAGATACTTAAGCGTATCAGCATACGACATATTGTTATCTACGGCGTATTTAATGTATATATCGCGTATTTGCCTATTAAGGTCGTCGATAGCGTCCTCTATGGCTTTTCTAACCTTTTCGACTTCTACATCAGTAATCTCATCGACTTTCTGCTGCTTTTGTCGCTCCCTTTCTTCCCAGTATTCCTGGCTGTTCATTTGCTACTCTTCCTCTCCAGTCTTCTTAGTCTTTGTACGGTTAGCAAAGTTATTATCGTAAGGCTCGTCGGCTTCGTGTTCTTTTTCCCACAAGTCGCGGCACTTTTCCACATCATCTACGAAAGGGTGGTTAGCCCAGATAAGTTCAGTCGGTATGATACCCATAGAGTCTTTACAGATTGCAGCCGTTTCTAAGTCATTACTAATACGGTTACGCGTAAATGTAACACCTATAGCCCCTTTAATTGGGATATGCTTATGCTCGGCAATCACGCGTACAAGTTCTCTAAATCCAGCAGTAAACTCTACTTCTTTATCCCCCACCTTTAGATCGAGATCGCGATAGAAAAACTTTAGCGTCTGTCCGGACGCATTACCTACAGAGGTTACGTCCCTAGATAGTGCTTGTCCCGCTGTATAGATCTGCTTTTTCAAAAACTCTAGCAGGCTATTACGCGCCTCTACCGGTATGTCGATAGTAAGTGTTCGCAAGTCTCCTTTTGCCCCATCTATACCGTCGTCTCCTACGCTCACTGTCTTAAATCGCTTTAGATCCTTAATAAAGTCGTTTAAGTCAGTGCCTCCGTAGTTCTCTAAAATGTAGATAACTTCTTGTATATCCATAACATCGTTCACATAACCACTCACTACGATGTCGAAAGCGTCGATAAGCCCCTTGTATTTTTTTAGATTTCCTTGTTTTCTATTATTGTTTGGAAAAGGAATAAATGGGATCGTCTTAAAAGGGTGTATAAGCGTTCCGTCGTCAGTGTTATTAAATACGGATAGGCTTTCAATTTCTCCAGGTATCAAGAAAAATTCGCATTTTTCAGCGTCCCACACTTCGACTCTTACAAAGTATTTTTTGTTAAGCCCATTAGTACGCGATACCGGATAATAACGTATCAATCGCTCCATTTCTTCCTCTAGGCTATCTTTCATTATAGGTATGATTTGCTCGCTAGGTACGACTGCGTAGGCGATTTCCTTTTTAGCCACGTCTACCCAATAATGGAGCCAAGAGCAGCCACTATTACACGCGTCTATGTCTAATGCTCTACTTTTTTTAAGGAATTTATCGCCTAGAGCTTCCATGATTGCTACATTGGCTTGCTCGCTTCCTAAATCAAAAATAGGCATGTAAGATAACAAGTAGTCTACTTCCTCGTCAGTAATAAGCTGATGGAAGTTATGAGCGATACGGTTATCCGCTTTACGTCGCAGGTCTGCAGCGTTCATAAGTACACCTGTACGTAGAATTGGGTTATTTATGTAGTAATACTCTTTAGCAATAGCTATCTCATTTCTACGCGTTCTATCGTCTATGATAAGTTGTATGATCTCTTTTTTCTCTTCTTGTGTAAGTGGCATAGCTAGTCCTCTCCTTTCAATACTTTTGTACCGTTTACTTGATAAGTCTCTACACACCCCGTCAAACAGTCTGGTACGTCGTCATGCTCGTTGTCTCCGTCCTTTTGGTACTTGTATAACTGCTCCGCAAAGTCCGGCCATCTTTCTTGCCAATTCCAAGGCATAAGCACCTTTGACATAACCGTAGGGGACTCCGAGAGTATACGTGCCTTTTTATTTTTTGACTGATGAAACCAACGGATCCTTATACGTGCTTTAGGGTGCTTTGTCTTAAGAATACGCCTAACATTACGAGCAAAACCTTTACCCCCGTTATTAGACTCTATAATTGCTAGATTTACTCTATTTCTAGCTAACATGTCGGCGTTTGGCTCTTCCGTCAATTCATTCTTAAGCTGCGATAAGTAAACGTCGAGAATGTATAGCATATCGAGGTACACTCCGTATACGATCGTAACGAGATAGTCGTTACCCTCGTCGGCTGTATCTGTATAACTTCGTATATAGTCAAAATACGGAGGCAAGGCCTTATAGGTCTTAAAGTTTCCGTATAATCGTCCTTTGATGTCTATAGGTAGCTGGTTGTAGTTGGCTTCCAATATGTCCCTACCCATAGTCGCTTTTTTCTTTTCATAGTCGGCACGGCTTAGCACTTCCTCACAAAGCATAGTGCCATCGTCCTGTTCTGCCTTAAAGCTAATAGATCTTACTTTATATCCTGCTTTGGGCAATTCTTCTAATGCTCGACCCGCTAAGTCGTCCGTCGCCCAGCGTGTCATGATGATTATGATCTTACCGCCGTTTTCAAGACGAGATAGCATGGTATCAGTAAACCACGACCATATCTCCTGCTTTTTCCCCTCGTGATGTGCTTCATAGGCACTTTTGATCGTATCGTCCAATACGAGCAAGTCAGCCCCAAAACCCGTAGCCGTTCCATCTGGAGAAGTGGCAAGATAAGAGTTGTATCCGCCCTCTACGCTCCACATATCCATAGCAGCGTCGCCTCGCTTGATGTGAACGTCTGGGAATATGTCGGAGAAGACGATTTTTTCATCATCAGCCTTTCTCTCGGCTATGTTATTACGCACATTTTTAGAGAACGTAGTAGACAGGGTCTTGTTGTAAGATCCCGTCATGATCTTCTTTGTTCTGTCATTTCCTAGCGTCCACTCTACCATCTTTCCGGCAGTTCGGCTTTTCCCGTGTCTAGGTGGCTCGCAGATAATGAGCACGTCATAATCATCAAATAAAAAGGCCTGCATTTCGTCGCAGGTCTCTACTAAATATTTTCTATTAGGCTTGTAAAAATCCGGCGCCGTAACTTGGCAATAAGAGAAGAAGCTCATACGTGCTACTTGTATTTTAGCGCGCTGCTGTATTCGTTCTCTAGCTTCACTCATTCGTCAAGCTCCGCAAGCTCTCTTAATTCTTTGATACTTAGGTCTGCTAGCTTTTCGTCCAGAGGGCTAACCGACTGTACGCTCGCTTCTACTTTATCGAGTGGCTTTTCGCCCACGGTATCTCTAACCCAAGTGGCCGCCTTTACGTCTCCAGCGGCCGCAGCTTGTATCATCGCTATAGCTATAAGTGTTTGATTGTTGCAGTCGTTCTCGTCTATGCCTAGCGCCATAAGCAAGTCTTTTTGATTGCTAATGCCCGGAGGCAGGGTAAGTAGCGTAGACAGCGTGTCTTTTAACTTTCTGCGCTTTCTACGTGCTTCTCCGCTCTTTATACCGCCAATTCTTCCGCGTTCTCTGGCTTCCTCAGTGTTTCTCACAGGCTTTAAGTTCGCTAAGCTCTTCGCTCTGCTATCCATGCTACTACCTCCTTTCCAAGCAAAAAGGAGACCTACTGGGCCTCCCTTACATTTCTTTCCATGATACCACTATATCACGAAAACCCCCGGAATGGAAGACAAAGTTTATATATTTTGCGAAATTTCGGCAATAGAGCGGTCGATTAGTCTTAAAAGTGCCTTGCTGTTTGTCATTTCTAGCAGTTTCGTACACTCTTCTAGCTCTTTGCAGTTATGCACGATAACATAGCAATAAACCGCCTCGTACTGCTCTTCGCTTAAAATTCCTATCCAGCTTTGTACCGTTTCAATATGGTTGTCTACGATCTTCTTTTCTGCTATGAGTTCGTCCTGCTCGCTAATCGCAGCAACAATCCAATCCCCTTTTACGGCTGTGCTCTTGTAAGCACCCAACGGCGCGGATCCTATGCCCCCATTTAGTCTTTCGTCTAATAAGGCTATCTTTTCTTCTAGCCATTTCGCTTTATCCAAGTAATAGCGATAGTCAAGCAGTTCATGCTTAATATGCTGTCTTTTTAACGCTTCTCTTTCTTCTGCGTCAAATCTTAGGCTTATCGTTTCCACGCTGAGTGCCCCTTTCCTTTCTTAGAGTTTGTCATATTCGCCTTGCAGTCTGTCTTGCATTGATACCTTAAGGCGTCGCATAAAGCCCCTAGGTTTTCGTTGGTATCCTCATAAATTGGTACGATTACCCCTAGCTCACGACCTGTAGGTTTGCATATCATACTATACTTTCTACAAGCTAGGGGCTCATCTAGCCCCGGTAGATCTTCTTTAGTAAATGTTATTTTTCTATTCTCCACCATTTCCTGTTGGCACGGTAGAAGTTTACCCGTGTTGCTATTCCCCATAAAACAAGCTCCTTTCTAGTCGTAGCGCCTCTTTGTCCTCTGGCATTAGGACAAAGGCTCTACTCTTCATGCTTTTTATTTTTGTCAGTATTTTATCTCTAGCAAGCTCAGCGCCCGTAATGCTGATATATTCTCCTAGCGTTTCTCCATTAGGCAGTGCTCTAACCTCAAAGCCTTTACGCTTAGACCCGTCTAGCTTTGTGTGGATAAAATACACAATCTGCAAGCCTGTAGCCTCTGTTACTACCGTCTTGCCGTCTTGGCTAACTATTCCCTCTAGTTTCATCGTTACACCCCTTTAGCAAATATATAAGCGTCAATCATTCTTTGACTTTGATTGCACAACTCCTTATAACTTTCTTTCTCGATAATTTCTAGGTATTTATCAAACAAAGGACTCATGATACGGCTCAATGCTTTTTTCTTCGTCTTGCCGTCAGCGTATATCATTCCAGACTTAACGTCTAAGACAATCCATTTACGCTCAATGTCGTTATCGTAGTGATTATGGTTGCGATACACCGCAAAACGATAGCCTCTATGCTCTACTATCTCGGCCTCTACTTCTACAACTGAGCGGCTTTTATGCCCCTCTTTATCGTAGTGCGAAAGTACCGCGTATACTGTTTCTTTCTTCATGTGTTACATTCCTTTCTTTAACTTTTCATATACCGCCGTATGTTTCTTGTAATCTGGTGCACTTATAAGGCTTTTTAGTTCCGATTTTAACCACGCAGTCTCAAGATCTTCTAGTATGTTAATACGCCGGCTGTCTACTCTTACTGTTAGCCCAGTGGATAGATCTACCAGGACATAGTCGCTTTTGCGTTTTCTGTCCGCTGTGCGCTCTTTTCGATAGATACCCCACTTACGGTCTAAGTAGGTAAAAACATCGCCACAGACGTAGCGCAAAGCAGGCTTATAGCACGCTCTGCCCTTTCCGTCTATGTGGTTAAACTCTTTTATCATGATTAGAAATGTTTTCTTTTTCAATCTTAAGCTCGTCGTCATGTTCTCCCTCCTCATATCTGTTAGGATCGTTTACTGAGCCGCCATAGATAATCGCCCAGCATAATACACAAGCTACTGACCATGCTAATATTAGCCACCACATATACGCACTACCTCCCAGTCTTTAAGAAATTTATTACGCCTCCTAGTTGGCATGCTCATATACCAGCTAAGGTCGGCGGTATGCACGAGAGGACGCGTCTTGTGCCTAAGAATAACATAGCCTCTATGGTGCTGCGGTTTCGTCATTTTCCTTAGCCTCCTGCCTTAAAAATTTTTCTAATTTTTCAGCGCTATTGCAAACGCCGTTAAGGGGACACGTATTGCAGTCAAATTCGCCGTAGTAGTCATACCCCTTAGCAAACAACACGCACACATAATCTAACGAGTACGCTACGATTTTAGCTATTTTATCCGCGTATTTCTCAGCGTTTGTCATATTCTCCCTCCTCTTGCTCTAGCCTTGCCTTAAGACTTTCAAGCAATCTTTTTTGTGATCCGTCTTTACGCCTCAAATTCTCTACGGCTTCCTCGTCGTAGGTATCCTTGCATACGATGTGATGTATCAGCACTTTCTGCCTTTGTCCTTGACGATGTAGCCTTTTGTTTGCCTGTATGTAAATCTCTAAGTCGGTTATCATAGAAAACCACACAATGATATTGCCTCCATCTTGTAAATTAAGGCCGTGAGACTTACTACCAGGCTGTATAAGAGCTATGTCTATCTCGCCTCTATTCCACTTCTTACGCTCTTCTGTGGTATCGAGGCTTGATATAACTAACTTTCTTTTTTTTAATCTTTTTAGTATTCTTTCTCCACTGTGCTTAAACCAATAGAAGACAATTACCGGCTTTCCGTTGGCCTCGTCGATAATCTGCTCCAACTCGTCTAGCTTAGCGTTGTGGATATGATGTGCGACCTTATCTTCGTCATAGATTGCACCGTCGGCTATCTGCAATAGCTTTAGCGCTACCTGCGCGGCGGATCCTGCTCTTATGTCGATGTCTTCAAGCTCAAGCACTTTCTCGCGTGTAAAGCGCTTTACTTTCTTTAAGTCGCTAGGGGTAAGTTTTACCTCTCTGTATATCTCTATAGCTTCGGGAACGTCTAACCACTCCTCTGCGGATAACGATATAGCAACGTCCTTGATTTTTTCATGCACGACCTCCTCCGCCCACTCTTTCGGGGTGTATTCGTAAAAGGTTCTTGTTTTGTATATGTTCCCAGAGCGTATAACTTCGCTTTTAAGTTCCTTATCGAAATATCGATCTCTAAATTCCTCAAAGGTCTTACCTAGCCTCTCTCCTTGATCGATAAGGTAAATCTGCGCCCACAAATCCTCAAGTCCTCTTGGTTGTGGCGTACCAGTTAAGCCTATAAAGTAATTGACTTTGCCGGAGTCCATAACCTGCTTTAACGCTCTAAATCGCTCGCTATTTGGAGACTTGAAAGAGCTAAGCTCATCAACGATAACCATATCGAAAGGCCACCTATCCTCAAAGCCTGCTACCAGCCATGATACATTTTCTCGATTGATGATATAAATATCAGCGTCCTTTTCTAAGGCTTTTATACGCTGCTTTTGCGTGCCTAGCACTTTTGAGAAACGCAGCTCTTTTAGATGGTCCCACTTGTCCTGCTCCCCAGTCCATGTATCCTCGGCCACAGGCTTAGGGGCTATGACTAAGACTTTTCCTATGTCGTCCTTAAAGTAGTCATATATCAAAGACCATAAGTGCGACTCAGCTATAACCGTCTTACCCATGCCGCAGTCCAAGAAAAGAGCCGCTTTCTTTTTTCTCTTAAGGTGTTCTAAGCATAGCCTTTGGTATTCATGCGGTCTAAAGTTTGCCACGTTCCCACCTGCTCCCATCTATGAGAAGCTTAGCTATAAAGTTATCGACATGCTCCTTGGAGTTGATAGCGAAAGCAGGTACGCCTTGGCCTATGATGTCCTGCATAACGAGACGCTGTAGCTTACGAGGTTTCGCACCTGGTCGTTTCAGTTCGATAAATGCGACGCAGCCTTTATAGAGCACAACCCTATCCGGTACCCCGCTATTACCAGGAGAAACAAACTTATAGCATATCCCACCTATCGACTTTATCCTGTCTGTGAAATACGACTCTATGCTTTTCTCTCGTTTCTTGGGCTTACTGTTAGGATTGAAACTATCTGCGAGACTCATAGATCGTCGGCCTCCTCTACGTCGTCTTCGTAAATCTTTTTGAAATTTTTACGCATAACGTCTCTAGGGCAGTTATGTAAATAACTTTGTTTAAGCGTGCAGTCCATGTATATTTCGCAATCGTCGCAGCTTGTAACTTCCCTATCTAAATTTATTCGTTTTGACATTTTCCTTTATGCCTCCTCTTGTGTTTTGACACAAAGTACACAATTTTAGCCTCGCGCGTATATATATAGGCGTATATACGATATGCGTATAATATATATGCGTTATATTCTTACTATTTATACTTTATATAAATTTTTTGTGTACTTTGTGTACCCTATAAGAAAAACGCCCTATTTATCGCACTTTTTAACTTTTTTCAAGGTACACAAACTGTTAAAATCCTGTGTATTTTCTTGTGTACTTTGTGTACCTACATACTTTTCAAAAGTTTTAGAAAACTTGTGTACTTTGTGTACTTTGTGTACCCTAGAAATTCATTTGTGTACTTTGTGTATCTATTTTGGTAGTTTGTGTACCCTTTTGTGTACCTTAATCGTCGTCCAATACCCATGACCCAAAGCCAAGTATTAGGCCATATACAGCTATTTGCCTAATACCCTCCAGACCGCCTATATATTCATATAAGCAGTAGGCACCGATGGAGTATGCTACCGCTAAAAAGATATACTTTAACACTTTTCTTATTTTCTTTAACAACGTCTATACCCCCTCTGCCTACCATATAACTTATACACGTTTCCGTTTTTGCTTTTTTTCCAGCCTGGTATCCTATCAAGTATCTTATTTATCTCTTTTGTTTCATAGTTAGTAAGATCTCCTTGTTTCTTCCCAAAAACTTCGCACCATATCTCGGCCGCGCAAACCTTATCCCTAAGCACTTCGCCCTCCCCAGGTGCGGTAAAGCTATCGCCCCCTAAAAAGGCTCTTCGTTGGTATATATCCATATCGTCCCAGTCTTTAGGTAAAAGAGTGTCTAGGTACTGTGTAACCATACCGATTTTAGGGTTGTCCTCCCCATGCGCCTCTTGGATTGCTCGTGCCTCTTCTTCTAGCTCTGGATCAAGTTTAAGCTCTTCGCCCAAGTCATAGTATAGTTTTGCCTCAGCCCATATCTTCTTAACTGCTTCCTTATCCAGCTCGTCGAAAAGGTTATGCTCCGCTTTGTTTACTAGGTCTACCACCCAGAAACGACGCCCTCCTGTATCATCACGTAAAAACTGCTTTTCATTCGTAGTACCTATAAAGATATTTTGTCTAGGGAATTGCTCAACACGCTCCCCATAAGCTCTACGGTACCGATCTTCGCGCTTGCTAAGGAATTGTTTAGTTGCTTCTACTTCGGACTTTTTAAGAGCGCTAAGTTCTCCCATTTCCATGATCCACACGCCTTGCAGCTGCTCGTAAGACTCCTTGCCTGTTACGCTTGTAAGGCTATCGCTAAACCAACTACCGCCTAGCCTGTCAAATAAAGTAGACTTACCGATACCTTGCGGTCCGGATAGCGTAAGCATATAGTCAAACTTGCACCCTGGCTCATAAACCCTAGCAACTGCCGCTACAAGTGTTTTATGCGTTACGGCTCGTGTGTAAGGTGTATCCTCCGCACCTAGATAATCAATAAGCAACGTATCTACACGCTCGACATTGTCCCACTCACAGGACTCCAAATACTCTTTAACGGGGTGGAAAGTATTACGATTAGCTACTACTTTTATAGCGTCTCGTATCTTCTCTTTTCCTATAATCTTATAGTTACGTTCTAGGTAATGCCTTAGATTAGCGTCGTCGCTGTCTCTTAGGGTTCTTTCTAGTTCTGTCTTGATTTTGCGCCAAGGCGTACTTTTAAGTGCGGTCTCTATATGATCAAACTCGTTATAGGCAAAAATACCCTTAAGCGCAGGATCATGCTCTAAGATAGTTACGATGTTATCTATAGAGCTTACGACCTGCCCTTTTTCGACTGCTAGGCTTTCTAGCCAGCTATCGTCATACTCGCTTATGTCTACGTCTTTGAAATCGTCTTTAGAGGTCTTAATACCCTCTTTAACGATTGTCTTTTTAGTTTCTGTATCTTCTTCTATAAACTTTAGCGCCTCTTTGTAGCTCGGTAGCTTAGAGGTAGGCGCGCCCTCTCTTACGTTTTCGTCTAAGCCGGCGTACTTATGTATCCTTACTAAATCAAAGGCGTTGCATAGCTGCTCGCCTGCCGGGTCTGTTGAGTGATTACTGTATGCGTACTTATCATCATATACGACAAGCCCGGCACTCGTGGATCCGTTTATATAGGTGTATCTGTCTTCAATGTCGCACGGTTCGTACACATCACTAAGGAATTTCTCTATTGCCTCGTGCATTGTGTATGTACGGCAGAAAGCACCAATAGCACCTTTTTTCTCTGTAGGATCTTCCTGCTTATCCTTTAATGATTTTCTTTTTTGTTTGCTACGGCTTGACTCCGGCCAGTAGCTAACATCGCTCCAGTCGTCGTATGTGCTAAGTATTTCTTGGGGATCTAAGATAGATCCTTTTTGTGTCTCGAAGACATACGCACCGTCCTTAGGCGTACTCGGCCAATACATAAGACGGCTTGGCTGGAAAGTCGTATCGTCAAATAGTTCTATATCTAACTGTTCAGCAATGCGTCGTGCGATAGCTTCGTACTGCTCCGGAGTTACCGGTCTTGATAAAGGTATGATAAGTCTCAATCTTGGAGACTTTGGCGTATGCTTATGCGTTGAATAGAGAGCGGCTGCACAGTCATATAGCAGCGTAAAGTCGTCCCAAAAAGTGCTATCCGCGTAATCTACGTCAAGCGTTACAAGACTACGATTTTTTACGCTTCCTTTGACTCTTCGGCCATTTTCTAGGTGTCCTCCTACGAAGCCTCCTATATCCTTGATACGTCCCTGGTCGTCCTTTTTCATAGCCTTATACTCTTCTACCGTCTCATAAGTACGTGTCGTATCTCTAAGACGGTTAAGCAGCTCCGGCCACGTCATAGTCTTATTTTTCCAGTGCGTATCAAAGCGACTCTTGCCTATTGCTATGTTTAGTTTTGTCATAGCCCGCCCTCCTTTCTAACTATCTTTTTTTTGTGCATAGTCTAATCTTTCATATAGTAGTCATTAGTGAAACCCTCGGCGTTTAGGATCAATCCTTTAGCCCATGGAATAGGCATGCACATAATACCTCTTATCAATTCGTACTCAGCCTTCGCCTTATCTTTATCAACCTCTATCACTACCTCATCATGTATATGAAACACGATTTCATATCCTACATTATCTAGGCTTAGCATTGCTCTAGCGAGGCAGTCCCTAGCGACCGCCTGCACGATGTTTTCGACCAACTTACCGCCGTAAGTATCAAGCTCGCACCAAATCTTACGCTCTTGGTGCATGCCTTTATATTTAATCTTGCTGTAACGACCCTCTCCCTCTATTCTTGCTCCCTGGTAAGCAAGCGCTCGTCCATTGGGTAGCTGAATAAATAGAATGCCGTTACTAAACTTAAAAGTAATATTTCCGTGTTTTAGCCTTTGCGGGCTATGAGTACGTATTGCTCGCTTGGCGCAGTCTTCTACTTCTCGCCATAAAGAAACGATAGCAGGGCTAGCCTTTCTCCACTTTTGGATAATGTCCGTCATTTCTTCCTCGCTTAGCCCCATGCGTTCTCCACCCATTTGTTTAAGTGCACCTAGCCCACCTTGATACCCAAGCGCAAGCTCGGCCACTTTTCCTTTTTGTCTTAGGTGTCCGTTTTCTCCATGCTTTACAACAGGTACATTGAACATTTGCGACGCCGACTCGCAATAAATATCGCCATTTTTACTAAAGACATCTTGGCGCCACTTTTCGCGCGCTAACCACGCGATTACGCGCGCCTCGATAGCTGAATAGTCGCATACTACAAACGTCTTGCCCTCTTTTGCAATAAAGGCAGTACGTATCAATTGACTTAAAATGTCTGGGACGTTGTCGTATAGCATATCCAGCGTCTCAAAGTCTTTAGCCTTGACTAAGGCTCTTACGTCGTCTAGTTCCTCTATACTATTTCTTGGTAGGTTCTGCACCTGTACCAAACGGCCTGCCCAGCGACCGGTACGGTTAGCACCGTAATACATGAGTACGCCACGTATGCGATCATCATCGCACACGGCACGCTCCATAGTGTCATATTTCTTAAGGGACGTCTTCGTCATTTCCTGTCTTAGCTTAAGCATTTCTCTTACGTCCTCATTTTTCGTAGACTTGATAAGGTCGGCCACAGCCTCTTTTTTAACTGAGGTAATGCCGTCCTCTTTTTCTTTGAGCCAGCCTAGCAGCTGATTATTGCTGTTAGGATTGTCTAGCCCTGTGATTTCCTTAGCGCGTGAGACTAGCTCTTCTTGGTACGCGTTGTTGTAGTCGATAATATCTCTTACAAGCTCCATATCCAACCTAGCGCCCCTGTCATTGATACGTTGATCTAGCGCATAAACTTTTTGCTCTATCGCAGGGATAGGGAAAAGGCTTAGCTTCTTCTCTATTTCTAGTTCTGTTACGACGTCTTGATTGTTGTATTCAGCGTACAATCTCCAACGCTCCATATCATGATAAGGAAGATTTCGCAATCGTCCTTTTGTCTTGCTAGGCACAGAGAAGTAGCGTATCAATGCTTTACCGGTGTTAAGTTTTTTCTTGTCCTCGCTAAGTCCAAGCGCTTCGCCTACTTTTTCTAAGGCACTAGGCAGTCCAAGTATCGAAGCGTGGGCCATGGTGCATACCCATTGGCCAGGATCTAGGAAGTGCTCAAAGTTCCCATATAAATACTTAGTAAGACACACGCGCTCAAACTGTGCATTGTGTGCCTCCTTTATGATGTCTGGATCAGTAAGTGCGTCTATAAATGATTGCGGTAATTCATCGCCGACGGCGAGCTCGTAGGTTTCTACGGGCCCACCGTTTAGCGAGAATGAGCAAAGCAGTATCTCAAAGCTAGGAGACTCTACGTATTTATAAACGCCACAGTCTTTAAGGCTTACGCCTGAATATGTTTCTAAGTCAATAGATAGCGTATCCTTAATTTTCTTAGTCTCCATTGTGTATCAGCTCCTAATATTCGTCGTCGTAGTCGTAATCTTCTTCGTCGTCGTATTGGCTGATGTCTACGTCTTTGAAGTCCTGCTCAGCACTAGAAGCACCACCTAAAGGCTCTCCGTCTTTGATTTTCATAATAGAAGACAATCCGGCGCTAATACCTTTGTTTTGTTTATTGTCGTATACGTAGAAATTGACACAAGCCAAGCCATAGCAACCACTATAGAAGTCTCGCTCATCGTCGATTTTCTCCTTGTATTTATCTACAACGTCTGGCTTAAATTTGCTCTTAACATTCATACAGTAATGCCCTAAACGAGCTGGATCTTGTTCGCCTGTTTCGTCGTTTACGTATTCGTCTCCATCACGTAAAGGCCCTTTATACTTGGGTGGTACTTTGTTTCCCCAATAGTCTTTTTTAAGTTCATCTACCATTTTTCTAATTTGATTGACTGTTTTCTTGTCGGTCTTTGGAATGATGAGCATACAAGTATACTCATCTTCTCCGTTGTCATTTTGTCTAGGCTTTAGTACGTTACAGAAAGAGAAACGTACTAGCCCTGTTGTCATTTTAGCTGTTTTAGTTGCTGCCATTTCCTTATCCTCCTTAAATTACGCGCACATTGATAGCGTGCTTACCTCTTGTATCTTCAATAATGCAAAACTCTACGTCTTGCCCTGCTTCTAAGTTCTTAAACCCGTCAGCCTCAATCGCTGAATAATGTACGAAAACTTGTTTTTCCTCTCCGTGTCCGTTTTCGCTATAGGCTAAAAAGCCATATCCTTTTACTGTGTCAAACCATTTTACTTTACCTACCATTACTTCTAGCATTTTACTTATTCTCCTTTTTTCTCTATTTTTGATATGAGTATGTTTTTATTTCTTTGGGGATAGCCTGGTTGAGATCTATTTCGTTGTGAGCATATTTGAGAATAGAAGCAATCTACGCTTTTATATCCTAATTGCCTAGTACATTCTCTAGCTGTTCCAAGAGCTAGTATCTCGTCAGTCCTTGTATCGTGTACTATATAGTTATTCATATTGGCTCACGTCCACATCGCCAAAGTCCCCGCCTGGTTTCCATTCTTCTTTTTTACTTTCTGCGAGGTCGATTGTTGGCGCTCCTACTTGCTTTTCGTATAGGTCGCTTGTAAGTTCATCAAAGCGTTTCTTACCTACGATCCTTTGTAATTCTGTCTTACTGCATAGTTCTTTAGGTTTGTAAAGCAACGTAGGCTCTACGCCCTCTTTTTCTAAAAGTTCTACTAATTTGTCTGGGTCCTTAAGCACCATAGTAGTACGTCCTGCTACAAGCTTTAACCCCTCAAACTTGACGCCCTCTTGCATTTCTTTAATCGCATAGGCTTTAACTTGGTTAAGCCATTTTGTGATGTTGGATAGCTCACGAAGCACAAGGCTAAGCTCTCCATTGGAGGCGAGCTCTTCCGGCTTCATTGTCTGTAAGCGTGTAATTTCTGTATACTTTTCTAAGCGATGTCTGCATACAGCAGCAGCTTTACAGAATTGGCAGTGATCGCCGTCGATAAAGGCTCCCGTACCCTCAAAGGCTTCTAGGGCTTTCGGCTTTACGACTTCCTCTCCCCACGCTTCTAAGTCTTCTAGTGGTATTTCCTCATGTGAGAAGCTATCAAGTCTAGGCTGCCCGATGTGCATTACGACACTATCTATATCGTAAATATCGCCGTATAGCTTTACAGATCCTAAAGCATATAGTCTTAGCTGCTCATTGTCTCTAGCCGATACAGGTACACCTTTACCGTACTTAAGATCAATAATATGTAGCGTCGTATCGCTGATGATAATAACGTCGCCTGTACCAAAGCCCTCGGGCACGTAGTCGCTAAAATCTACGCGAGACTCTAAGAAAATAACCGTGTCGTCATGTTCCTTTCTAAGTTCCGTAAATAGCCCCCATACGTAGTCGATATAGGGCTGTACTTCCTTAGCAATTTCTTTTACTTCTTCATTTTTGAAAGCTGGACGTCTTCGTCCATCAATAAGCGCCTGTAGTATTTTTTCCGCCGTTTCGTGGGCTTTTGTTCCCTCTTCGGCGTAAGCACTTGTAACCTCCGGGAAATATTCCTCTAAGCGTGCACTAGGCGTACAGGCAAGCCAACGCTTAGAGCCCGACGCGCTTAATAGCGCGTGGTCTCTTTCCCTATGGTTAATCTCCTTGTTCATGTTATCCCTCCATTGCTTCTTTTAATGCGTCCTCAAAGGCGTTGTACTTGTCTTGTGGAATAGCTGAAATTTTTGTAACGCCTGCAATTTTCTTCATTACCGCACCAACTGATACGCCAGCATTTTTAGCTTTAGCAGCTAATGCTCTAAGCTCTCCTACGCTAAGTCTTGGTGCCTCTGTTTCCTCTTCGTAGTCGTCTTCTGCTTCTTCTACGTCTTCGTAGACTTCTTCTTGTTCGGCCTCAATCTCTTTCTTTTTCTTTAAGTAAGCGGCCTTGCTGATGTACTCTACGTCGTCGCGGATTTCATCGCCTTTTTTAGTAATGCCTACGCAGTTATTTTCTTCGTCATAGAAATACATAACCTCTTTAGCTACGTTGTCCTCTTCTTCGACTTCTTCCTCCTTAGGTGCTTTTTTACCTTTAAGGTCCTCTAATACGTCTCTAAATTCTTTCGTAGCTTTTCCCCAGTCTTTAGGTAAGATAGTGCTATACTTTTTACCTGGTTCTACGTAAGTGCTTAGCACTTTTTCATAAGCCTTAGGGTCTACTTTTCTTAAAGCCTGCGCCGCCCTTGCCATGTCTTGAAACATCGTATACTTAGTAGGATCGTCTCCGTTAGGCAACTTTACCGTATCCTCATCGCTTAATGATGTAGGATCTTTGAGCGCTCCTAAGTCCTTTCCGCTAAGTGAGTTAGCTAGATTGTTGATTGCTGAGGCTAATTCCGGTGCCTCGATTAAAATTTTTACTTCCATTGTCGTCTACCTCCTTTATTTCTATTGCAATGGTTATATATGCTTACAGGTAATAGTCTCTTTCTTCTCCTGTTAAGCCACTTTGTAGGTGCACGATTTGCTCCTTAAGAGTTCTGTTCTCTTGTTGAAGCTGTGCCTTTTCTTCTTCAAGTCTGCCTATGTCTTTGACATAGAGCTCCTTGTTTTCTTCTAATAGCCGTATCTGGTTCTTATAACCTTTTTCACGCTCGGCTTGTTGTTCTTTCATAAGTTTAATTTCGTCCTTTGTCATATATGGACCTCCATAGCCTAACGACCTTGTCCGTATCTTTTGACTCGCTCCATTTATCCCTAACCTCTGCTACAGTGTTACGCGTACCGATATAGTCTACGCTGCCGTCTGCGTACGCCTTTAGCAGCTTATACATTTCTTCCATTCCCTGCTCTGCCGTATCGTATGTGCAGTAGGACCCTTGACAAGTAATGCCCGCGGGGTTGTAACCATCGATCCATGGCTTGCTAACTTTCCCCCAGCCCGTCTCAAGTATGAATGTCGCCAGTACAAATCCAGAATCAATGCCATACCTTACAGACAGATCATATAAATAGCTAGGATCGTAATACTTTGTAAGGTTGTTTTCTTGCATGTATTGGGACAGGGACTCTTTAGAAGTGATAACCTCGTCTATACGTGTTGTCGCTTCTATTTCTCTTCATTTGTTAAGCTTAATAATTTCCTGCTTAGCTTTATCGTATAATTGCTTATAATGTTCAGCCTCAACCTGCGTGTCGTAGAGCTGTTCCTCTACACTTCTTTTTGCTTCTAGTACATTGTCTGTTAGATTGTTAGCAGCTGTAAGGCTAATACTCGTAATAAGCATAGCGGCGATTAGGAAAGCGCACAGATAAGACTCAACGATGAGTACCGTAACGATTGCCCCCTTTGATACGCCCTTAAATTCTTCTTGTACCTTTAACAAATAATTTTTAATGCGTTTCATTTTTGATTAGTTCCTCCATTACTTAAATAATCTGGCAAAAGCAGCTAGGGTGTCCTCTATGTCATCCACTTCACTTTTATCACTGCAAGACTTTTCTATGGCACTCTCATACGCAGCCTGTATAAATGTCTTAGGTATACCGTTACTAAGAAGTGCTTTAGTTAATTCCATGTATACAGCCCCTAAAGTTAGAGGGTTTCCCTCTATTCTAACTGCCATGCCTTGCTCCTTATCGTTTTCATTACCGATAAGATCTACGTGAATACTTGCGATTATGTTATTGTTTTTTTTGTCCATTTTATAGTCCTCTACTTTCTAATTTTGCTCCAGCCGTTACGGACTCTACTGTGAGTCCCATGTAAGATAAGATACGCTTAGCGAGGATAACTTGGCTGTGGTTCTCTAGCCCCTCCGCTTTTACTTGCTTTCGTATCTCGTTAAAAATTTGCGTTGCTTTGCTCTTACCGCAGGGTACAAACGCCATAACATCTTTATGCGTTAGGTATCCTTTCCCGATAAGCTCTAAGCGTGTTGTATTTATGTATGATGTGTCTAGTCTTCTTCTAGCCATATCTTCTCCTCCTATGATGTATCGTCCTGTCGTCTAAACATACGCTACTCCTTTTCGGTCTTAGCTTTTGCGATTGCTAAGACTTCTTTTATTTTTTCTTTAAGCTCCCAATCTTCGCACTCCTCTACGTAGTTCTCAGTCTGCCTACCCTTTTCTGCAATCAGCGTAAAATTGACATCACAGTAATACTTATTGCCTCCTGCATGCTTGCAGTTCTCGCAGTTTACGCAGCTATGGTCTTCGGTAAAGCCTGGTATACAAATAAGCGCTTGTAAGAGAAATGCCTCTCTAGGTACTGCTACTG